TGAATCTTAAATCTTTTCAGATAGTACAGTCAAGAGCCGTATGCAACGGAACATCAGAGTATCATGACCGCATTATAAGGCTTGTGGAAAAGAACATGAGTTTAATCAAAAAAAGAATAGCATAATGAAAGATTATATAGAATTTTTGAAAGACAAGATGGCAATCAGCCATCAGACAGGATTTGAAGTTAAGGCTGATGAACTTACCCCGTCGTTATATCCCCATGTCAAGGATACAGTTCGTTGGGCAATATCCGGTGGATGCCGTGCGATATTCTCCAGCTTTGGTATGCAGAAAACCGTAACCCAGTTGGAGATACTGCGGGTGATCCTGAACCGCACAGGAGGCAAAGGGTTGATAGTTTGCCCCAAGCGTGTAGTAGTGGAGTTCCTGACACAGGCCGAAAAGCATCTGGGCATGAAAGTGACCTATGTACGTACTATGCAGGAGGTGAAGCAATGTCCGACCGATATCATGGTGACAAACTATGAACGTGTCCGTGACGGCGAGGACGGAGTAAGAATAGAACCTTCCTACTTTACCGTTACCTCATTGGATGAAGCGAGCGTGTTACGTGGATTCGGGACCAAGACCTATCAGGAGTTTCTTCCTCTGTTTGCAGAAGTTTCGTACAGGTTTGTCGCAACAGCCACGCCATCACCCAACAGATACAAGGAGCTGATACACTATGCCGGCTACCTTGGAGTGATGGATACCGGGCAGGCACTTACAAGGTTCTTCCAGCGTGACAGCACGAAGGCGAACAATCTTACCCTCTATCCCCACAAGGAGAAGGAATTCTGGTTATGGGTAAGTACATGGGCGTTGTTCCTCACCAAACCGTCTGATTTAGGTTATCCCGATACAGGATATGAGTTACCAGAGTTACGGGTACATGAAGAAGTCGTGAGTGTGGATAATTCCACTGCCGGAGCCGACCGTGACGGACAGGTGAAAATGTTCCGTGAGGCTGCTCTAGGCCTTGCTGATGCAGCTAAGGAACGTCGGGACAACATGCAGGAAAAGATTGCCCGTGTGGTAGAGATTATCAATCGCCCGGAAAACAAAGACGACCATTTCCTTTTATGGCATGACTTGGAGGCTGAACGTGAGGCACTCTGCAAGGCAATTCCCGGATGTAAGGCTGTGTATGGCTCGCAAGATGATGAGGAAGCCGACAGAGTGATAGCGGATTTCAAAGACGGCCGTCTGAAATATCTGGCCGCCAAACCTGAAATGCTTGGTGAGGGTTTGAACTTCCAGTACCACTGCCACAAGGCAATCATGTTTATTGACTACCGTTTCAATGACAAGTTTCAGGCAATAGCCCGTATCTACCGATTTATGCAGCAGCATCCGGTTGACCTCTATCTGGTCTATGCGGAAAGTGAGGGAGAGATATACAAGAGCTTCATGCAGAAGTGGGCGCAACACCGCCAGATGGTAGCCAAAATGACCGATATAGTTCGTGAGAACGGTTTGTTCGGTTTACAGGCAGAGGAAAAGATGATGCGGTGGATGTTTGCCAGCAGGGAAGAAAAGTCCGGCAAACTGTGGAAAGCTATCAATAATGACAATGTACTTGAATGTCAGAAGATGGAAGATAATTCGGTAGACCTGATTGTAACCAGTATCCCGTTCTCCAACCACTACGAATATACGCCTACCTACAACGACTTCGGGCATAATGAAGACAACGGCAAGTTCTTTGAGCAGATGGACTATCTCACCCCGGAGCTTATGCGTATTTTAAAGCCCGGCCGGTTGGCCTGCATCCATGTAAAGGACCGTGTACTGTTCGGCAACGCTACGGGTGACGGTATGCCCACCATCGACCCGTTCAGCGAAATGACAGTGTTCCATTATCTGAAGCACGGGTTCCGCTACATGGGGCGTATTACAGTGGATACGGATGTGGTGAGGGAGAACAACCAGACTTATCGGCTTGGATATACAGAGATGTGCAAGGACGGTTCAAAGATGGGTATCGGTTGCCCGGAATATGTTCTTCTCTTCCGAAAGTTGCCTTCTGATACCTCACGAGCCTATGCTGATTTGCCGGTGACAAAGAATAAGAATGAATACTCGCTTGCCCGTTGGCAGATAGATGCCCATGCAAGTTGGAAATCTTCTGGTAACTCTCTATTGAGCTATGAGGACATGAAAGGAGCCGGAATAGATAAGATACGCCATCTGTTCAGGAACTACGAACGTGAACATATATATAACTACGAGGAACATGTATCATTCGCTGAAGAATTGGAAATATACGGAAAGCTGCCTAAAACATTTATGGCCGTTGACCCTGTAAGCAAGAAAGATTGGATATGGGATGATGTCACCCGTATGCGCACACTCAATACCAAGCAGTCACAGAAGAAACGGCAGAACCACATCTGCCCTTTACAGCTCGATATCGTTGAAAGACTGATTGAACGGTATTCAAACAAGGGTGAGTTGGTGTTTGACCCCTTCGGAGGTATCGGCACAGTACCTTATTGTGCCATCAGACTGAAACGTAAGGGATTATCTACTGAACTAAATTATGACTATTGGAAAGACAGTCTTTCATATCTGTATGAGGCGGAGATGGAGGTCAGCGCACCCACATTGTTTGACTTGATAAATGTAGGATAAAAAAGAATGGAGAGCAGGTGTCGAACCTGCGCCTCCACAATGAGTGGCATTCTTTCCACTTAAACTACTCCATTCTCTACTCCACTCAAATTGAAAAATCCCCAAATTCAGTTGAGTTGAAAATTCAACAAGGCTTTCCTTTCGGCATAGCCTAAAGGAGATAATTCCTAAATTGAGTTTAAAGCCAAATTTGTTTTTAATTATTGTCGGCTTTTTATTCTGAGAATTTCTGAAAATTTCTGAGATACGTTCTGAAATGAGCCGACAAGTATTTGTCGGTATTATTTTCATAAAAGTATTTATTAAAAATTAAACAATAATTAAAAAGCAACAAGGATTTGAACCTTAACGTCAATGCGTACCATTTAGTTACTTGGCACAAATATAAGTAAAAAATAATAAGATGAAAGCAATAACCATAAAACAGCCGTGGGCCTCTTTGATAGTTCATGGTATTAAAGACATTGAGAACCGTACTTGGCCCTGTCCTGATAAATATATTGGGCAGAAGATACTGATTCATGCAAGCTTAAAGCCTGACAGAGAACCTTACATGATATTCAATGATGTTCAAGCCGATGCGATAGATAATTGTATTATGGATGTGTGTGGGTATTAATAAACAGACTGGCGCAATCATTGGCAGTGTTGAGAGAGTAGGTTGTTCTATTAATCATCCTTCTATCTGGGCTGAGAAAACCGATACTGATAATAAAGGTTATTATGAAAATCCTATTTACAACTGGGTGCTGGCCTATTATGTTTATAATAAGTCAGACAACCAGTAGATTCAAGATATATTATGGAGTGAGTTTATTCTTTTTCAACATCTGTTTTAGTTCTTCAATTGCTAAAACACGGTCTTTTCCCCGGTGAATCATACAATGGCAATTAGGACATACAGGCATTAGATCGGTTTGGGGATCAACAATTTGTTCTCCAGTTTCAGAAAGAGGTTTTATATGGTGGATATGAATAAAACCACGACCGACTTCTCCATAAGATTCGAGAAAATTAAATCCACATACCATACATGTATAACCATGGATGTTTAGTGCCTGTTGACGTAATTCAGGTTTTCTTTCATATGTAGTTGAGTAAGTCTTTTTTTGCTTTCCCTCTGTTACATGGGATGTTAATTCTTCATTTTGATCTATCACAATTGAAATACAAGATTGAGAGAGTATTTTTTCATAGACTTCCTTGGTTATGGGTCTTGTCCCATCTCGCCAATAGTTTGTTTGGCGTGAAGTTGGAATGGTTTCTAAATAATGACCATCTTTATCCTTTGTAAAAATTGGACTATCAAATGCTTGGAAATTTATTATCTCAGAGAAATAATCATTCTTAGTAGAATTAGGATCAGGATATTGTTTGCCAATCTCTCCAATTCCAAAATAATGAGCTTTCGATGTCAAGCGGTATTTCTCATATTTTTTATCTTTAAGATTACCTTTATAATAAATAACCTTAGTTCCAGGTACAAGAGATTTCAAATGCCGTTTGGGATGATGATATAATTTCCCAGTCTTGTCTTTCCATTGTGATAAGTCATTTTCAGTTATGATAGCGTACATAGTTATTAATTCTTTTAGTTTGAGAACAAATATATAAGTTTTCTTCAAGTATATAAATTAAAATAGAAAAATAATTATTCCAATGAAACACCTAATAACCAAAATTGAGTATGTCACTGAGGCAGTCCGTGATACTCACAACGTAAACATCGAAACTGACAGTATTGAACAAACCCGCAAAGAATTACACAGATTGATGCTTTGTAATAGAATTCTATTGGTGTTTCAGGGCGAGAAGAAATAAATAACGTAAAACGGAACAAATATGAGTAAAACATACAGATAAAAAATGAACAATATTAATTTGAACGAACTACGGAATCGTGCTTATAAGACCGCCTGTGAGCACGGTTTCCATGATAAAGAATTGAGTAACGAACACTGCCTTTGCCTTATCGTTGGAGCGCTTATGAAAGCTGTGGAAGCGGATAGGAAAGGAAGGCACGCTAACGTGAAGAGATATAAAGACATGACAGAGAATAGCCTTATATGCAAAGGTTACAACACGATGATACCAAAGGAAAAGGGATTTATTGTAGCCTATGAAGATACAATCAAAGGCAGCGTCGAGGAAGAGCTTTCCGATGCCTGTATCATACTGATGGATATGGCAGGGCTGATAGACATAAACCTTTCAAGCATATCATTCCCTATCAGCAACAGCGCGGAACACATCAATAGCAGAAAGGCGCTCACATTCACTGAATGGTGTTATGACGTCACACGAGTGATAGCACGATATGACAAGAACAATTACCCTATAGGATATCTGTTTGTAGGAATCCTGCAAGAAATGTGTTGCATAGCTGAAATAATCGGATTTGACCTGCTATGGCATATTGAGCAGAAGATGAGATACAATGAACTAAGACCTAAGTTGAATGGAAAAATATGTTGATTATGAAAACAATTATATTTACAATCATATGTATTATCGCCCTATTATGGGTTGGAGATTTCACAATTACATTTAAGCCGTTTTCCATCTCGCTTCCCGGTTGGTATAAGCCTGTAGGTATCCTTCTATTTTTTCTGTCAATGGCGGTATACACTATAGGGGAATATACTAAAGGCTATAAACAAGGTTTCGATGATGGGATAAAAGAATGTGTTGAAATACTTAAGAAGAAAAATTCATGAGCAAACTATATAAAGTAACCATTTTCGGGGAATCATTCCTAATCGGGTGGTTCCCTTTCTCTTCACACTGGTATAACAAACTAAAGATAATCAAATGATAGTACGTCATTTTATAAGAGTTCCGGTTGGAAGTATTGTCCTATTGCGACAATCAGCCAGTTAAAATACTGGAGAAAGGATATGCCCTTGCTCTATGTGATGTCAATGGGAAACGGGTATATATCACCTGCTATGATTTGGAAAAGAAACCATTCGTCAGCACGAATGGGGAAGAATGAAAAAGAGCCAACCCACGCACGACCATGAATCAGCTCTTCCTTACACGATTATGATGCATAATATACTATTTACTTTTAAAATAATCGTGTTATGGAACTGGATTTTAACAAAATAATTCGCCTTAAAAAGATTAGAATTGAGAAATCAGAACTTTCAGAGGAAGAAAACGCCTTGACCACCCCGATTTTGAAAGACAAAAGCCTTATCCATGAAATCTATAAAATATTTGTTAAGTTACTGAATGAGAGAGGATGTCCACCGAATATTGACAGTGTTACCCAGCGGAGAAGTTCATTTTCATTATCCTGTACCTGTTTTCTCCAAGTTCGCTTGCCGGTGGGAAAATGACAGCTGGGTTACGCGAAGAGATGTCAAGGGTACTTGGGGTTCAGTCCAAGAGTACAATTTCCGACAACTGCGCTGATGTCGTGTTTCTCTATCAGAATTATGGGGATTTTAGTGGGGATATAGAGTATCTTTACATCGAAATCGTAAATCGGTTAAAATTCAAAGGGCTAATCAATTAATGAGCCGGGGTTTAGTGCTCCGGCTTTATTGAAAATTTTGGTAAGAAAATAGCTATCAGTCCATTAACATAACTATGGATTCTGCCAAGCTCCTTTATGTACTGTTGTGTATCAAACGGACCACATCCTTCCTCATAATTTTCATGTAGTCCTTCAATTATTTCATAATGTTCAAAAATTAGTTTTACGTTTTCATTGTGCTTATATCTTACATCATAATTTTTTAAGTAATCATATAATGATTGGATTGATGATTCGCAAGAACCATAATCACCGTTGTCTCGATGTATTCTAAAATCATTTTCCATTTCCCTTTTGCAAGTAACAAGCTTTCTTAATAATTCCTTATCTATGCTGTTACACAATTCATTGATATACTTATATGATTCAAATTCTTTTTGAAGTTCAATTTTGTGTTCTTCCAATGATTTATTATAGCTATCTTTTACAGACTCGATTTCTTTAGTAATCCCTGCAATATCTTCTTTTGTTGCCAAATCTTCTCCTTTCTTTTTGGCGTAAGACTGAAAACACAATAAGATAACACTCCAAACAATGTTCCCTATGAAGAACAGTATTCCAATTATTAAATAGTCCATATTATTCTCCTTTCTCTAATTTAATTTTTTTTCCACAATGAGGACAAACAACAGTGTTTTCTTCCTTATCTTCATTCAGCAAGTCAGTTATTCCTACACCTAATGCCTTTGCAATTTCTCCTAACTTCCCAATGGTAGGGTTGCCGGACACTGCGGCATACAAGGCCTGATATGTCACTCCCATTCTTTTAGCAAGGTCTTGCATGGTAATGCCCTGCTGTTTGCAGATTTCTTGTACTCTTAGCATGATATTCAAATTATAATTTGATGCAAAGATAGGAATAGTTTTCAAATTATACATAGAATATATAAAGAATAGTATCAAAAAATAATTTGAAAATTTTTCTATCAAAATTTGTTTTATTCAAAATAAAATTTGATATTTGCATCATAATAATAAAAACATAGTTTGAATAACAATTAAAATATATAAGATATGGCAACAAAGAAGGTTGATGAAAAGAAAACATTGAAGTATGCAGTAGCATTTTACTTCTGTACATCAGGTAAAATAAACTTCATGTTAGGCAATAAAATGTATCAGCATATAAATGCTGTTTATGACCAAAGAGAAGATGGTAGAGGTTTCAATACTTGTGAAGTCGTTTATAACTACAAGGCTCAAAAGTACGAGGTTCTGAATGTAGATACAGAGATAGGCAATAAAGAGATTACAATATTATAAGTTTAACCAGCAGGGCGAAAGCCCTGCGCAATATAGAAGAATATGAAAGAAAATATATTTTTAAAAGCAGTTATAGAAAAACCGTTATTGAATAATGAACCAGAAGTTTTACACCTTTTCGTTCAAATTATCAATGAAATAACTTCTTGTATGTCAGAAGACGAGTTAAGAGGCTGTATGAACTCTTTAATAGTAAGATACTCTTATTTTAAACTGTTTTTCGATTATGGTTTCGGACATAATCATATGTGGGTGAAAGCATCAGGTTCTTTAGAAAGATTGATATTGGTTGAGTTCTAATCCGGTAGCTTTCGAGCTGCCACAATATACACGATTATGAAAGCAGATTTAGTTTTAGTTATCAGCCCTGAAGCCCCACTGATGAAGCAACTGGGTAAAGTATTGGGTAAGATGGTAACCCCTTATGACTTCTATACTATAGAGAGGGGTGAAAAGTACATCACCATACAGCATGATGAAACAGGGTTTGTAGTGGCTTATACGAGTGAAGAAAGATTGAACGTAAAAATGAATTAAGAATGAAGAATGTATTAGAATCTTTGAAAGAAAGTGTCAAGAGTGGTAAAATCACAATCAGAGAGGCAGCTATAAAACTGCATAAAGCAGGGTGGACGAATTTTGTAGACGTGGATAAAACGAAACAATTACTTGAATTATGAACTCAATAAATGTAAACGGTTGCAGCGTATGTCAACCCGGTAAAGAAAATTACACCACCTACAAAACACCAGGTTGAGAGGTAAAAGAGTGAGAATGTACCAGTACGACTACCGTACTGAAAGTGGTGAATTCTTTGCTTGTTGTGCGCCTACCTTAGAGGCGTGTAGAGAAAGACGGGACAAATGGTTGGACGCTAAAAATAAATCAGTATGTTGACAATAGAAATACCAAAATCAAATAGAAGAAAATCCGAGGAAGACGCACTTGCATCTTTCATCCTCTCGGAAATCAAAGAGAAAGGTGAATGTGTTTACTTTCATTATGGCGTAGGATGGGGAAATAACTGGCCTCATTGTTGGGCAAAAAATACTGGAAGTGACGCTAAAGACAGACACCAAATTTCGGAGTTGGCGCACGATAATGTCATAAGAGCATTTATAGACAAGGGCTATTCTGTCGAGTATAGAAGTGAAATAGCCGCCGGAAGATATGTGATTATCAGAGGATAGCTACAATGGAAATGAAAACGAAAACAAGTAAAGTCACGTTTCTACTCCGTTCCAAAAATCTGCAAAAAGCATTATCTATCTTTCCCACTTTTCATATTAACGTTCATCAAAGAAGAATGCAAGACTTTACAGGTTACCAGTGAAATACTTTCCTGTAATTCTTTATCTTACCAGCAATTCGGCATTGATATCAACAAAGGAATTATAACACACATAACAAAGTATTGACAAGCCGTGTCAGTACTTTGTTTTCCTCATTTTTCCCCTTAGCTCCCTTATTAAGTACCTTCGTTTCTGTAACGCAAAAAAAGCAATTATGGAAATTATTTACAGAAAACTAGAGGAACTGAAGAAACTGGAAAACAATCCAAGAACTATTTCGGATGAACAGCTAGACAAACTTAAAGAGTCAATCCGAAACAATCCGGATTATTTCGAAGCCCGACCGATCATCCTGTCAGACCGTACTGGCGAATTGATCATTATAGCCGGAAACCAAAGGTATGATGCCTGTATATCGCTAGGTATGCAACAAGTACCGACCGTTCTTATTCCCAACCTGACCGAGGAAAGGGAACGTGAGCTAATCATACGTGATAACGTTAACAACGGACAATGGGACATAACCAAGTTGTTTGACTGGGATTGTAACGAGTTGCTTAATTGGGGTATGGAAGGCATCAGCTTTCCTGATCCGACAGATTTTTCAGAAGATATAGAAGACAGTCATAATGTACTCAAGAACGCAAACTATGAAGCCGGAGCTCATATCAAATATTTAGTATTTGAGGGGTATAAGATTCCAGTCAGTGAAAGCGAACTGGAAGCACTGAAAGCACGGGCTTCTGAATATTTGGATGAGAACGGTGTAATGGTTGGTTTTGTTAATAATCTACTTGGCTTATGATGGAATACATAGACATATCAATATTGAACCCGGCAGAATATAACCCACGCCTGCTCACTAATGAAGCACAAGAAGATTTAAAAAAATCCATCAAGGAATTAGGCATTATCAAACCGATCATCATACGTCAATCGGATAAACGTATCATGGCAGGACACCAACGTACAAAGACAATGAAGCTGCTTGGGTATACCCATGTTCCAGCCTTTATTCTTGACGGTGTAAACTCCACCGATGAAGTAAGGTTCAACCAACTTCACAACTATGCGGAATGTGAGTTGTCGGAAATCCAACCAGAAATCAATGTAAGTCTTCCTAAAGGAACAGAAGGATTTTATACTGTATCCAACAAAGATATCTCCATTCTTTCCAAAGGAGGAAACAACTCACGTGTTGTTGACCTTACGAAAATGATTCTCCGTTACGGCCAGTTTGCAAATGCCGTATGTGACCATACCGGGAAAGTGATCATCTCAACAGTATATGCCAAAACGGTAAAACTATTAGGTATGGACCTACTTGTATATGTCCTTCCAGAAGGGAAAGAAGAAATCGCGCTCAAATACTTCTCTAAGGAATATGGAGTGTTCGAGTATTCCCATCTGGAACGAAAGACCTATATACAGTCTTTTGCCCAAAAGGCACGGCTACGGCAAAAGAACGGGGTTCCAAGCAAGCGTAGCCATTCAACGTTGTATGAAACGCAGGTTATACCATACATCACCAAGGATATGCGCATACTCGATTTCGGTGCCGGACAAAAGGATTACGCAACCATACTGAAGAAAAAAGGCTATCTCATTGACGCCATTGAATTCTTCCACCGCAAAGATGGAGCGGACATCATTGATGAAAAGGAAATCAGGCAAGACTGTGCTTCCATATGCAAGACCTTGTCGGACTACGGGCTGTACGATGTGGTTGTGTGCGATAGCGTGTTGAACTCTGTGAACTCAGAAGAGGATGAAAAGAATGTCTTACTTTCGTTATCAGCATTATGCAAGCCCGGAGGAATGATATTCTGGTCTGGCATTCCGCTGCTGTTCGCCCAGAAATCATCTGAACGCAAGGAAACACACGACCATCGTTCTAAAGCCGTATTTCTTGACGCAAAGAACTTCACAGCCAACTTCCGTTTTGGTGAATGGTACTTCCAGCATTATCATTCCACAGCTGACATCGTCAGATTAAACACAGCTTACATCGGAAAGGATTTTAACATATTCGATAAAGGAATGAAGATAAGCCCAGAAAAAGAGTTAAGAGGTTCGTCATTTCAAGTAGCATCAACCAACGGAAGGAGCGCAAGTAAGAGTGATTATCTGAAAGCGTTGCAATATGAATTCACACTTCCTCTTCCCAATAATCGCAAATGGGATTTGGACAAAGAAATTATACCAATCTTTAAAACACTATAAACAATGGCAGCACCTAAAGGAAATCAGTTTTGGATGTTACGCAGCAAGCATGGCAGGGATAAACTCTTCGCCACGCCTGAAGCGTTATGGGAGGCGGCGTGCGAATATTTCCAATGGTGTGATGAAAACCCATGGACAACAAGAAAGGCTATACAACGTACCATGCCTGTTAGACGCAAAAAAGGTAAAAGAACAGAAACTGTTAATGAACAGCAAACACAACAAGAAGTTTCACCTACACAGCGCCCCTACTCTCTCACCGGATTATGTATCTATCTAGGTACTTCATCACGTTGGTGGAGTAGCTTCAGAAGTGAATGCATGAAAAAAAATGATGAAGATTTTTTGCACGTCATCGCGCGGGTGGAAGAAACCATCGAGACTCAACAATTTGAAGGAGCCTGTGTTGGCGCTTTCAATGCAAACATTATAGCCCGAAAGCTAGGGTTGTCCGACAAACAGGAAGTGGATCATACAACACAAGGCAAACCCTTCAACGGATTTGACTTTCTTCCCTATACTCCCGAAGCTGACAAATTGAAGTGATATGGAGCAAAAGGTTAACTTAAAACAGCGATTGGCATACAATTTTCTTCGTGACAGCAAAACGAAATTTTTATTGTATGGTGGTGCCGGAGGTGGTGGTAAATCATGGCTAGGCTGTGAATGGCTGATGCAATGTGCCTACTATCTTCCCGGTACTCGCTGGTTTGTTGGCCGAAATAATTTGAAGGATAGCCGTGAGTCCGTTACCGTGACCTTCAATAAGGTAGCATCTTCTCACAGCTTCACGGCATACAAGACAACAAATGAAGGGATAGCCTTCGACAACGGAAGTGAAATCGTTTATATTGACTTGACGTATTATCCGGTGAAAGATCCGATGTATGAACGATTGGGGTCTAAGGAATATACAGGAGGATGGATAGAGGAAGCTGGTGAAGTGCACTACCTTGCCTTCGAAGTCTTGAAAACCCGTATCGGCCGCCACATGAACGATGTATATCATGTACCCGGAAAGATACTTATCACCTGCAACCCGAAGAAAAACTGGCTATACCGTGAATTCTACAAGCCCTGGAAAGAAGACAAATTACAAGCTCCTTATGCATTTATCCAAGCTTTGGTGCAGGATAATCCTTGGGCAACAGAAGACTACATCGAAAGTCTTCGAAACACAAAAGACCGGGTAACAAAGGAACGCCTATATTTCGGCAATTGGGAGTATGATAATGACCCGACTGCCCTGTGTAACTACGACGCTATCTGTGACTTATTCACGAATGAGTTCATTGCTCCTGCAGGTGAATCTACCGGTTCTGCAGACCTTGCAATGAAGGGACGAGACAGATTTATCGCCGGTCATTGGAAAGGGAATGTGTGTTTTATCAAACTGGATCAGGAATACAGTACTGGAAAATCCATTGAAACAGACCTGAAGCGGATGATGATAGAATGCTCTATTCCTCGTAGTAAGATGATTGCGGACTCCGACGGATTGGGGAACTATCTTGAAAGCTATCTGAACGGTATCAAGGAGTTTCATGGAGGAGCACGACCTATTAATCCTGAATTTGACAATTTGAAATCAGAGTGTGCCTTCAAACTGGCTGAGATGATTAACAATCGATTGCTTCGTATCGTATGCACGGAAGCACAGCGAGAACGGATCATTGAAGAATTGTCAGTTCTCAAACAAGCACATATTGATGCAGACACACGGAAGAAAGGAATAATCAGCAAAGAAAAAATGAAAGAAATATTAGGTCATTCCACAGATTACCTTGATATGCTGATAATGGCAATGATATTCCGCATCAAACCAACACCCAAACGACCAAAAGCAAAAATAGGAAAGATATGACAGTAAAAGAATTTTTGACAATAAGCAGCATTGCCACCGAACCCGAGGTCATTAGAACCAAGTTGGATGAACTGAAAAAACCTTATCAACTAGGGCAGTATAAGACACCAGATACCCTAAACGACATAAATATGGGAGAACTGATGCAACTGCAATCCATCGAAACAGAACACGATATCTTGTTCGTTCCCTGTACTGTACTGATGGGGCTGAGTAAACGTTATATATCCCAACTTCCAGCTACCGATGTACTGGGATTCGTACAATGGGTGGCCAAAGAAGTTGAACGAATAAATAAACTATTCGCGTCGACTAATGTACCACCCACACCCGAAGAGAAGCAAGCAGGATCCGAATTGCTAAATTTTGGACCTTTCGGCATGATTGATTACTATGCGCAGCGCATGGGTATCACTGATCATGCAGAAGTAGACAGCGTGCCATGGGTCAGAGTATATAAATGTCTTGACATGGACGCCAAAAGAGTAAGATTCGAACGTAGATTAAGAAACATATTAAGTAAGAAGAAATGACGGTAGAGCAAAAAATTAAAAAGATAGTAGACTCCATGGAGGGTGTAAGTTACCTTTTTGACAACTGGCAAACAGCCAATATAAGACTGGACAAGATTAAATTGCCGGCAGTGCTTAATCTCCTTCCTGTAAGCGGAACTTTTAATCTAGGCAGACAGCAGTTAAGAGACTGCCCCAACTGTATGATGGCATTCATGGATAAAACCAAGTTCGATTTTGATGGCACAGAAAATGATGCAGTGATAGAAGGATGCAAGAATAAAGCCAAGGAATTCATATTGCTATTGAACAGGAGTGGGATGTTCAAAGAAATATCAGGAGATATCCCTTATTCTGTTTTCTATGACAAGCTGGATGTTAATGTAACCGGAATAGTTATCCAACTTAAGTTAGAAGAGATAATGGGTACTGTTATTTGCAACAAGAGCGTAAAAGAGATTGTATATGGCAGCAGAAACTAAAGCCGGAACCCTAAGGATAATAGGTGAAGAGCTGGAAGCGTTACGCAAGCGAATTATAGCCAACCATGAAGCAGCCGGACAAGTAGCCAGTGGAAGGACAAAGGGCAGTCTGAAAGTAGAAATGTCGGAGGACGGAGGCGTTTTGTGGGGCAGGCAGGCATTCGCGGTACTAGAAACCGGACGTGGACCAGGGAAAGTTCCGAAAGGATTTTACAAGATTATCCGCCAATGGGTGGAAGATAAGGGTATACAAGTAAAGAAGCCCGATTCCTTCGCCTACCTTGTCGCTAGAAAGATAGCCAAGGAAGGAACGGAACTATACCGAAACAGGAAACATGAGGAAATCTATTCCCGTGATCTAGAAAATACCGTGGACAATATAGCTAGCAGGGTATCGGCTATATATGAAACAGAAGTTGAACATATAAATCTGAATTTCGACAATGAGAACACATACGATAGATAATACAACAATTGAATATCCTGACCAAATAGGATTCTGCTTTAATCCTGTGATAATAAATATCCTTGGCGGAAACTATCAATCTGTTACTGCAACGGTAACGGACACCACCACAGCCACATCAGACAGAGAGAACAGAGCGACGTTCGGTGGTTCCTGCTTCTTTGACCTATCATTCTATACGCAGAGCTATTTTGACGAATACAGAGAAGTCGATTACAAGTCAACTCACGCCGAAGATAGTAAGTTAGGACGTCTGTTTAGCATAGAGCTTGATATGTATAACGAATCAGGAACACTTGAAAACAGCTTCCAGTTCAACGTATTCATATTGTGGGGAGCCAGTAAGGTTGGAGAGCAGTATAATGGAAGCCGAGTGCTGACATGGTTCAAAAACTACCCATTCTCTGTAGGCTTATACTCTGCAACATCAGGGAATGTAAAAGTAACTATAGATGGTTCCGAAAGCTCCCCTATCGCATTATCAGGACAAAATGCATGGAATATCATTCTTGCTGGAATAGATGCTTCAGACAGGGTGGAATTTTATCTACCTGGAAGTAATACGGCAGCATCTGTTTTTGACCACACCTTTGATTTCACCTTCCGAGGGCTGCTCAATATGGCCACAAAGATCACTTGTAAGGTTGACAATTCAGACTGTGGAATATACTTGAGATGGATCAACCGCCATGGAATGTGGTGTTACTGGCTATTCATGCAAGGAGACGAGACTTCGCAGGTATCCAATGACGGAGAGTTCATCAGAAACAATATGCAGGATTACAGTTACAAGAACGGATACCATGGAGGTAGCGGACGAAAGCAAAGGAAAATGGAAGAAACGACACTTCCCGTATGCGCTCCATTAATAGACAGCATAACTTATGACTTCCTTTACCAAATGGCCACATCTCCTGTTGTTGATATGTTCATGGGCTATGATGATAACGGTAACGCCAGATGGATGGCCGTAAATGTGTCTGTGGGAAATTTCGTCAAACAGCGGGTATCACTGCAAGACTTTGAAGCGAACATTATATTACCTGAAACTAACGTGCAGAGCTTATGACAGAACAACTACTATTCATAGATAACAAAGCAATGGATATTAATGAAAGTACCAATATCACATTGAATTTTAGAAGTAATATTTTTAGCGATGTAAGCAAGATCACAAGCAACAACACATACTCCATCAAGCTACCTTTGACAGTCAACAACTGTCATGTGATTAATTATGCGCATCTCCCATCCCATTCAGCACAATATGCTCGTATCAACCACAAAGGACGCTATTTGCGCAATGGGATTGAAATCATACCGGACGCCAGCGTCATTCTTATAGAAATATCCGAAACCATAGATATAGCCATGACATGGGGCAATGTTTCTAAATTTGCAGAAATTGTAAATGACAACAAGACATTGCAGGATTTATCGTACGGCAGGACAGAAAACGAAGATTACATCATTTGGAAGAAAGGAGACAATTCGCCCCGAATACCTAAAATTGATTATGGCTTTAAAAATGATGAGCCGGCTGCCTGGTATCACCCTGTGGTTACAGCTATGTGGGTTTTGAACAAAATAGAAGCTGATGCCGATATCACCTTTAAATTCCAAGAACAACACTACGAACTGTTGAAAACTTTAGTTATTCCATTGCTTTCAAGAAATAGCGCACCAAAAGAAATCGAAGCTCGCACTACAACTTTAACAAATGACGGAATATCTCCATATAATATTCCAGGAGGATGGATTCTCAAAATATTCCAATTTGTGGAAAGTGGATCTGACTATTATGTGGCTATAACAAAAGATTCGTCAGGCAAAGTAATCGGATTCAAGCCGCAGAAAGAGAACGTACCCCTTAGAATTATTGGAACTATCAATATAATAGTCAATACTAGCCAGGAACCGCAAAGTTCAGGTGAATATGGTGTTTCTTTCGATATACGGAACAAAGAATCCATAACCAGCAAGTTGAAATTCAGGTGTAATCCGAGTATATCCTTATTACAAGAAAATCAATACAGGTATTCTTTCGCTATAGATGGGGAGTTTAATCCAGGAGATACAGAGGAACTCAGCGCTATACTGTACGATCCTTATGCAGAATTGGGGAATTATACAATAGAAGAAGGAAGCTATGTCAAAATAACGATGCGAGATACTGTCTATTTGAAAGACACTGATGAAGCAAACTCCCGATTCTATTATGTTCCAAACCTACCTGATATAAAACAGATAGACTTTATCAAAGCTATAGCATCTATTTGTGGAACTTTTGCCATTCCCGGCAATGGAAATATCGTAAGCTTCGTTCCTATTGATACCATCATAGAAAATAAGACCAAAGCTCTGAACTGGACCAAAAGAGTTATCGCCTCATATAGTGCAAACCGTCCTAAAAATATATCTTTCAAAATTGACGGATTCTCTCAAAGGAATGTATACAAATGGAAAAATGACGACAAAAACAAATACAATGGAATCATATACGTTGACGATAAGACTTTGGAATATGAACAGGAAACGCTGACATTGCCTTTCGCAGCGTCTGAAATGAAAGGTGGAATCGCAACTATCCCGATATATTCCTATACATCTGACGGAGCTTTACAATATAACGAAAGTACAGATCCCAGACTACTGGTCCTAAAGAACGACAATACAGCAACTTTTGACGGTCTGGACTGGAACACTATTATTGAAAACAACTACAAATCTTATCAGAAATATATCAGAGAACCTAAGATTATTACCGAGCTGGTAGAAATCAGAGATCATGAATTACGAAACTTGGATATGTCTGTACCTGTTTATCTGGCCCAATATGGAAAATATTACGCAGTCATATCAATAAAAGCAGAGAAAACAGGTATTTGCGAATGTAAACTTTTTCAATTGGATTAATTATGGCAGACAAAGTAGAAAAGATACTTGATATCAAAGTGAATTATAATGAGGCTATCAAAGCTATAGCCGAGTATCAGACAAAAATCGACAAAGCCAAAGAAGCAGAGGCGAAACTGAAGGAACAGTTAAAGGCTGGAGACATAAAAAGGCAGCAGTACAATGAAGAAATGGCGGCATCTAAAGCCTATATCAACGACTGTAATGATTCGATACGTGTTATAACGAAAACAATGCAAAATCAGCTCAAGCAGGAGAAGGCACAAGAAAACAGCCTTGTTTCTCTCCGTGCCAAACTGTCAAACCTAACGGCTGAATACGATGCTTTATCCGAAGCGGAACGTAAAGGTGCTAGCGGCAGAGAATTGAAAAATAAGATTAATGAGGTTACTGATGCTCTAAAGGGCGCTGAAGAAGAGACACAGCGGTATTACCGAAATGTTGGCAATTACAAGGAAGCTATAATGGAAGCCGCCAATGCCAATATCCCGTTCGTGCAGCAGATAAATGTAATGGTGACCTCCTTGGGTGGAGTAAGAAATTATTTGTCTGGAGTAAAAACAGAAATGCTTACTGTTTCGACCACCACAACCGGCTGGATTAAAGTTTTGAAACTGTTGAAAGTTGCTCTACTTGGAACTGGTATTGGAGTATTAATTGTAGCTTTAGGATCTTTGGTATCATGGTTCACCAAAACACAGAAGGGCGTGGAAGCAGCCAATAAAATAATGGGGGCTCTGGGTGCCACTGTAAATGTCTTAATAGACCGGGCAGGCAAGTTGGGAAGTGCTTTAGTGAATCTGTTTACCGGGAACTTCAAACAGGCGGGGAATGATGCCAAATCCATATTCGCTGGTATCGGTGATGAAATAGTCAATGAAACCAAACAGGCGTGGAAGCTGGCAGAAGTCTTGAATGAGATAGACAAGAGGGAAGTCATGCTGTCCATGTCACGTGCCGCTAACCGAGCTGAAATTGAGAAGCTGAAAAAAGCTGCAGATGACCAGACCCTGTCCACACAGGAACGTATCAAAGCTGCGGAAAAAGCTGCAGCAATGGAAAAAGAGGACTTAAAAATCCAAACAGACTTAGCGAAAGCAAGAATTGCCAATATGCTCGGATATACTAAAGTAACAAAGGAAGCCCTTAAGACCATTGAGGACATGCAAAAAGGAGCAATTACAGCAGATGAAGCTATTGGAAAAATCGGTATATCGGAAAGCACTATTGATGACCTTAGGAAATTAAGCGAAGAAGTAAACAGATTAAGTGAATTGGAAGAAAGCAGTTACACCCGTCAGACAGAGCAGCAAAATACCCTAAACTCTATCCGCCAGGAAGGTGCAGACAAAGCAAAGGAAGCAAAGCAAACAGAACTGGAAGCAGTAAGGGCAGCAGAAGATGCTATGCTTGCCTTGGTGAAAGACAAGAGAGAACAAGCACGGAAAGAGATTGAATTGAACTATTCCCGGCAGATTGAGGATTTGCAAATCAGTTTAAAGCAAGAAGAGAACCTTACCGCCAAGGCTCGTGAAGCCATCAACGCCAAAATAAAGGCTTTGGAACAACAAAAATCTATGGAGCTTAGCAAGCTGTCCGATGAGGAGCTGAAAAAAGAACTGGAGAACCGTTTAAAAATGATATCCCTGCAATTGGAATCGGTCAAGGAAGGCAGCGAACAGGAATACCAGTTAAAGATACAACAATTACAAGCACAACAAGAGGCAGAACTTACCAGCACAGAACAGACCGAAGAAATGAAACTGGCCATTAAAGCAAAGTACAATACCAAGATAGACGAACTGGCAACAGCTCATGAGCAGAATATTATCAACAAGCAAAAGGAAGCCATGCGCATACGCTTTGAAACGGAAATCGCACAAGCATATGATAACGAAGAGGAAATTCTTCGTATAAGGATGGAACAAAAGAAAGCCGAGCTCGATAGCCTGCAGCAAATGGAAGGTGAAAGTATAGAAGCATTCAATCTTCGCAAGCTGGAAGCACAGAATGCTTATCTGGAATCCAAAAAAGAACTGAGCGATAAGGAGATTGAAATAGAACAAACTAAATATGAAGCAATGGAACAGGTGACAAATGGCCTTGTAGCTCTCACAGAACAAATTGGGGAGTCTGACAGAGGATTTGCTATGGCAAGCAAAATGTTGGCTTTGGCAGAGATCGCCATCAATTCAGGTAAGGCGATCGCAAAAATGGTATCCGCAGAATCAGGGAAAGGTATTCTTGGTATAGCTACAATGGCATCAGGTATTGCAACAATCCTTTCTAACATTGCAAATGCTGTTAAGATAGTAAAAAGTGCTAAATTTGCAGAAGGTGGTTTGGTTACAGGACCGGGGACAGGAACGAGCGACAGTATTCCGGCACAATTGTCGAATGGAGAATCCGTTATAACTGCCAAAGCTACGTCCATGTTCGCCCCTATCCTATCATCCTTCAATATGATGGGTGGAGGTGTACCTATTAATGTAACAGCAACGAATAATCAAACTTTAGGCGAAGATATGCTGGCCAGAGCAGTCGCCAAAGGAATGATGATGGCTCCTGCCCCTGTCGTTTCTGTAGAAGAGTTTACTTCAGTTGCGAATAGAATTAAATACATAGAAGAAAGCGGTAGTTTATGAAAGCATACGAACTATTATATATAAACAGGAACACTCTTAGGATAATGTCTGAAATGTCATTAGATGCATCAGATATTAAATACCTAGAAATGTATAAAGACTACACCCGTCTTACGGCTGAAGGTCATAAAAAGGCATATATCATGCAGTACCTGGCAGATGAATACAGCATTTCAGAAAGGACCATCTATAGAGTCATTGACAGGTTGTCCGTTGACGTTTCAATTCAATAAGGGGGAAGATTATTCTTCCCCCTATTTTTTTACTGACAAAGCGTGTCAGTGCTATTATGTTCTGAAATTCTTATAGCCATATACCGTTTTTTACCTTTGCTTCAAAATAGATTATATATGGCGAAATTATACATCAACAAAGATATTGTTGCGGATAAAGACAAAATGGAAAATTGGTATCTAACTGGTGAAGAGGGATTGTCTTTTCCCGATATTCAAAATTTCCTATCTTGGATAGATCCAAATGACCACGTTATTGATATTGAGATACATTCATGCGGTGGTGATGCCGTTGAAGGGTATGCCATTTATGACGCCTTACGTGCTTCAGGAAAGCAAATCAGCTGTACTGCAGTAGGACGATGTGCATCCATGGCAACCGTGATATTATTGGCCGCTGCAAAAGAAAGACGTTTTGCTTATCCACATGCAAAGTTTCTTATTCACAAGCCTTATATGGCTTCATACGATGGAGATCTTGATCTTGAAACCCTAGAATCAATAAAATCAAACTTGGAGAGTGAAAAAAACAAGATGCTAGCTTTGTATGTAGAACGCACAGGATCGGAAGCCTCAGTTATCGAAGCCCAAATGAATAAAGCCGGTTGGTTTGGTGGTGAAACAGCCAAACAATTAGGTTTTATCACGACCGTTCTTATGCCTACAACTGCCAAAGGGAGAACTTACACATTTAATAACAAAAAAATGAACAAAGAAAAAGAAGTAACAGTGAAGCAGACTATCATAGACAGGCTGCTGGCCAAATGCGGCTATCAAAAAATTGAAGACGTACAGGTCGTATCTATGGAATTGACAAATGCCGAAGGTAACACGCTTACCGTGGAAAGAGATGAAGGTGAACCCCAAGTGGGAGATACAGCAAGTCCCGATGGCGAACATGTCATGCCTGACGGAAAGACTATCATTGTGACAGATGGCGTTATTACAGAAATTAAAGATCCTGATGAATTGGAAGAGGATGAAGTGAGAGCTTTAAAAGCCCGTATAGAAGAGTTGGAAACTGAGAATGCTTCTCTAAAGACGAATGCCCGTACCATTGAGGACAACAAGATTCTGAACGCAGTCCGTATGGCCGGGGGCGAAAACTGGCTGGCAAAACATTGTAGTACTTATAAAGTGTCAGCTCGTACCCAAACGTTCAACAAGGGTATAAAAGGAGTAGAAGAAAATGAAACGCCCATTCAGAGAAAACTTCGTGAAGAAAGAGAAAAAAGAAACAACAAGTAATAAAAGGAGGGGAAATGCCTATTTTAGATTTTGACAAACTTACACCTGATAATCAGGCTGTAAAAGACTTGAAAGGCCTTATTCAGTTAACAGTCTTTCAAAACGAGGACATGGAGCGTTTTATGACGTTTATGCCCAATGTGACTAACGGTAAAAAAGCAGGTTTTATCGGTGAAATGGAAGATATCGGAATAGCCGGCTCCGGATGCGACCCTGAATATAAAAAAGTGGCTATCGCTGCCGCCCAAAAGGAATGGGAAATCGGGGATTGGCAAATTCCTTTGGAAATGTGCTATACAGACTTGGAAAACACCATTGCCAAGTACTGCCTTAAAACGGGAACAAATATAGGAGACCTGACATCGACCGAATATATGGACGGTATTGTACTGCCGAAGCTGTCTGAAGCTATGATGAAAATGATGTGGCGTTTTACATGGTTTGGAGATAAATCAGCAGCGTCTGTCACTGGAGGTGGTCAAATCACTGACGGAGTAAACATCGAACTATTTAAAACATGTGACGGTTTTTTCAAACGTCTGTTTGCCATCTGTACCAACAATACCGGACAGCACACTGAAATTGCAGCCAACGCAGAAGAATCATATGCATTACAAAAATCAAAGATGAAAGAAACAGGCATTGCCACATCAATATTCGATGCGATGTTGCAAGATGCCGACAGCCGGATTTTCCAAAAAGACGGATGCGCAATTTTCGCCACCAAGTCAATGTGCGATGCTCTGACTCACGATATGAAAGAAAAGTACAAGGTAATCATGCCCTGGGAAGTTGTATTTGACGGTGTAGAGGTCAGCAAATACGATGGAACAACCATCGTTAAATGTTCCATTTGGGATAGATTTATTCAAGCCTATCAGAACAACAAAACCAAACTTAACTTACCGCATCGTGCTGTTTTATGTTCTCCTGAGAACTTGATGTATGGATGTGAGGGCACCGAACCGATGTCGGACTTGGATATCTGGTTTGATAAGAAAGCCCGCAAGAACTACATTTATTCAACAGGAAAATTAGGCTCCATGATTGGCGAAGATGAGTTGGTACAGGTAGCATACTAACGAAAAGAGCAAATATGGCAATATGTGATATAACAATCAAAAAGGACATCGCACCATCGTGCGATGATCCTATCGTTCCCGGGCTGGAACAGGAAGGTGTGATAATGAATCGCGCAGACGTGGATTTCGGTGCGGTTACATTCAACGCAACCCGTAAGAATGTGATCGAAACTCTTGCACTGAAAACAGGTAAAAAAGGTTACAAGGTACAGGTATTCGGTGCAACCCCCTTTACTGGTACCAATACAACCTTGGCAACAGGAACCTATCGTAACACGTTTACTAACACAGTGAACATGGTTGTATTAGCAAATGACCCCGATGTATGCAATGACATTATTGACGGGCTTGCTAACGGTGATTTTGTCGTTGTATTGGAAAATAAAGCCAAAGGGTTAAATAAAACCGAAAATCCGGGAGATTCAGCTTTCCAGGTTTACGGTTACTACCAAGGTTTGAAAGCCGCAGAGATCGGCAATGACAAGTATTCCGAAGAAACGGAAGGGGGATGGAATATCTCTTTGCAAGAAACCAAGGTTCCCAAATCAGCATTATTCTTGTACAAAACATCTTACGATGCGACAAAAACGCTTGTTGAAACACTGACAAAACCAACTGAATGATTATGGAGTTAGAAGAAGTGGTTGATAAATTAAAGGAGCTAGGAGAACTTCCCTCCTACTCCTCTTCTGATAAATCGGAGATAGAAAGATTGTACAAGGAAGTATTAGGAAAAGAATTCACCAAGACATCGTGTAACGACTGCTATCGCGATGCTGTAATCGAAATGACTGTTTACATCAAAAAGAATAACCGTATGAAAGAAAAATGTAATTATATATTAAAGAATGGTGTCCTGCTTCAACCGGAGTTCGGAAGCAATAAAATGTACACTAATGACAACCTCACTGATGAAGTTGCTGAAAAGTACCTTGCCAAAAATCCGAAAGGTGAAATTTATTTCGCCCATGTACCTACGGACTGGAAAGAACGTGTTAACAAATGTGGATACAATCAAAGCCTGCTTGATTCAATGGTAGAATCATTACAAGACGGAGTTTCTGAAGAATCCGTGGCTGACACGTTGAAAGATTTCCAAATCAACGGCAAGAAAATCAGTAAAAAAGTTCTGAATCTGCATCTAAGCAAGGCCATTGAAATTGTGAACGCAATGAATGGAGAAGGCGAAGATAAAGTTGAATAAAAGAAATAAAGGACGAACGTAAACCTCGCGAATATGAGAGTAAGAGATCTAAAAAAGAAAAGCAGTAACCGCATTGATACAAGCTATTTACAAAATCTAGGAATTCAAGCCTACGGACAGGACAACCTATATCCGCAGACATTAAAGAATATCATTGCTGCAAGCTCTACTGCATCTGAATGCTCAGACCGTTTCGCTGACTTCATTGAAGGAAACGGATTCCGTGAGGTTGCTTTTTCCAAATATGTAGTCAATCGAAAAGGTGACACATTGGATGATGTGCACATGTTACTATGTAAAGACATGTCCGAACTCAATGGAATAGCAATCCATGTTAACTACAATGTTTTCTGTGAGATAGTGGAGATGCAGCACGTACCGTTTGAAAATTGCCGTCTGACAGAAGAAGATGAAAACGGTTATGTGGCAAAAATAGCAGTACATCCAGACTGGAGCGGAAAGAAGACACGTAAAGGGAAAACTCTGCAGGTCAAGAAAGAAAACATCGACTATATAGATGTTTTTAACCCTCAAAAAGATGTGATACTGGCTCAAATAGAAGCTGCCGGAGGCATTGAATACTACAAAGGTCAAATCCTATGGGTGTCAATGGCCGGGAAAAATACTTATCCTGTCGGGAAAGGTGACCGGGTGGCTACAGAAATGAGTACCGATGAAGGGCTGTCCAATGTCAAGTACAGAAATGTACGAAATAATTTCTTCCCTGGCGCTATGGTATTCACCAAAAAGGGATCGAACATAACCTTTGACGAAGAAGGCAACGAAGTGAAAGATACAGACGATGACGACAGTTTCTCAAATACACTCATCCAGTTGCAAGGTGATACGAATGCAGGAAAGATTATGGAAGTTACTTTAGAAAGCGATGAGGAAAAACCTGAAATAATAAATCTGAACTCACAAAATTACGACAAAGAATTTACCGTTACTGACGCAAGTGTGGTTGAACGTATTTATTCAGCTTATGGCCAAGAGCCATGGTATTGCATCCGTATTGGTAAAGTCGGATTCTCAGGCGATATTTTGGAAGATGCTTTCGAGTATTACAATTCTATCGTAAGCAAGCAACAACGCTTAATAGAGCGTACCTTTAGCCGTATATTCAGCTATTGGTATGAAGTAGTCAACCCCTCTAATGATTATAGTGTGGAACCATTAAAGTATGTACGAAATGCAGCAGTATCTAATAACAACAGATGAGGTATCGGCTTTGTCTCGCGGAATGTCTGTACATCTCGATCCTGACAAGATAGAAACCTACATCCGTGAGTCGGAGAATATCTACATCAAATCAGCGTTGGGAGACGAACTGTTCCTTGACGTGAAAAAAAATCCTGAAAAATACCAGCTACTGCTTGACGGAGGTACTTATGAAACTAAATGTAAAAAGAAGATAATCATCACTGGACTTCGCGTAGCTTTGGCTTATTATACCTATGCCTGTATTGTCAAAAATGGAGATGGAAATGTATCCCGTTTCGGCTTCGTGAACAAGGAAGGTGAATATAGCAGTCATACAGTATTCAAGGAAAAGATGATGGTGTATAGCGATGCATGTAGTATAGCTGACCGCTACCTGAAAGAATGCGTGCTTTACCTAAAAGAATGCGGTATGCCACTTTATAACGGTGAAGGGAAATTAAAATCTAATAGAACTGTTTTTCGTGTAATAGGAGAATGAGCGATTCTGTTGACATATTAAAGAAACTGGCTCTTCAAGTAAGAAATGCATCTACAGAAGGAGAGAATACAGCTGAAAGAATTGGGCGCATATTTATCGGGATTCTAGAAAACATGGATAATTCTGATATAGAAAAGCTCACCAAATACTTTTTACGCAAAGATAAAGAAGACACTGCCAATGAGCTGATCACGTTTTTGAAAGGTCTTTTGATTGGTAAAAACGGTAGTGGAATTACTGTGCTTGAGAACGGTATGTCACAGGCTGTTGTCGATTATCTGTATGTCAAGGTCAAAGCCGTTTTTGATGAACTTGAGGTCAAGAAGAAAACGTATGTGGGTGGCGAGCAGGTGATTTCCCATGCAGGTATGAAATGCAACCGTGTAGATGAGTTGGATGCTGTTTACCGTTGTTATTTCAAGGAAGAGGAAGACGGAATTGAGATAGAGAACCAGTTTACTCCGGGATCTCTTGCCATAGCCCAGGAGTGCAATATCAAGACAGGCGTTTCTCATCATGTCGGCAACCGCTATTACTGGCGGTTGGTCACAGCAGTGGGTGAGAACTATATAGACTTGTCCAAGACCGTATGTGATCCTAATGTCGAGAACGATGTTCCGGTGGCAGGTGATGATATCGTGGGGTTAGGTCATAAGACCGATATGACCCGACAGGCGGCGATAATTCTCTCTTCGGTGAACGAAGTTTCTCCGTCCATCATCATGTATCAGGGTATTAATGATTTTACCTTGACTGGGAAAGATGTCATTTCTTTTGATTTTGACAAATCTACCGGCAAAGCCCGGATGAAGGTGTACGGAAATGCATACATTGGTGAGAAGGATCGGACCACTTACATGGAATATACTCACGATAAAGGTGTTGATATCAAGGGTATGTTTCATATCGAACAAGGTTCCACTGGATGGCGTAATATGGAAGGTCTTCCGGATGAGATACAGGCGGCTGCCGATCTGGCCCAAAAGGCTCAGGATGCGATAGACAATGCGGCTGTCGGAAGTGTCAATCTGTTGCGTAACTCTGGGTTTACCGGGGATTATGAAAGTGAGACATTGTCCTCTGATACTCAATTGTCTGCTGATACCGAATTATATAGCAAGCAATTAAAGTATTGGACGGGTGTGGCTACCGTATCCGCAGATAGTGCTGCCGGCTCCAGGTACTCTGCTGCAATCGGTAGTTTGTCCCAATCTGTATCATTGATTAAAGGAGAAAGTTATGTTATCAGTTATAAAGCAAAGGGTACGTCTGTGTCTGTTTCGTGCGGCTCTTTCAGTGTTTCTCAGCCTCTCACATCCTCTTATCAGAGATATACCCATAAGATTACCTTCAATGGCAGTGGTATATTTCTCATCAGTGGTACCGCAACCGTTTGTGATCTTCAGTTAGAAAGAGGAACCATTGCCACAGACTGGAAACCGTCCATTTTGGATAACGACAAGGCAACAGCCGGTTTTCAGTCAATCAATTATATCGCCAGCGCGATTAAGGATGGATCTGTGGATATCCTTGGCGGTTTGATATTGGCCAATATGATTCAGTTAGGTAACTACAAGGATGGCAAGTTACAGAAGGTCACTGCCGGAGTAAGCGGCATATACAATGACGATGATGATGTGGCATTCTGGGCAGGTGGCACGCTTCAACAGGCTATATTAACCGTAATGAGGTTTCGTAATGATCCTAATTACCAGCCTACGGATGAAGAATGGGCGAATATGGCGAACTTTGTCGCTACTCATGGCGGTAATGCTTTTTTTCGTGGATATATCTATGCTTTGGGCGGATATTTCCGGGGAAAAGTTGAAATAGCCAATGGCAAGATACTGTTGAATGAGGATGGTTCCGGGCAGCTTGCCAATGGGAACATCAAATGGGATGCAGATGGAAATCCTGAATTTGTTGGAAAAGTAAAAGTCAAGTCTTCAAATGGCTATACAATAAGCATTGAGCCGGAAAATGAATATGGAATCCCCTCAATAGAGATGCGTGATAATACGAACGCCTCCCTGATAGATATATCATGCATATACGGACTGAAAGGGTTGATTCCCATGGTTTCTATGTTTGACCCGAATAGTAATGATGTTTTGTATTTCCGCCCGGACAGTATGGTTGTCGAGCAAAAAGGAAGTGACGGTTATATATATCAGACCCAGATAATGGGAGGACGCATAATTATGGTTAAAGGTTCTGAGATTGTATGGGATCAAAACCAATTGCCCAAATAAAATGAAGTGATATGGAACTTAATTCGATAAATAAAACAGGTACTTGGAGTGAGGCGGCAGATCGGCTTAACTACAATTTTAGTAAGACTTCTACCGAGATTGATAAGGTCAAGCAGAACAGTGTCCGCAACAAGGGATTGTTTTCTACGGAAGAAGCATTGCATGCTGCTGTCCCATCTCCAGTTGTGGGCGACTGGGCTGTCGTGGGGGATACCATACCCGGTCCTATATATGATTGCAAGATAAAGGGGAAATGGAGTCCTACAGGAACAACCGGAGGCGGTGGAAGTGTTGACCTTTCCGGCATCTTGACAGCCGAGGAGATAGATGATGTAACATCAATATTATAGGTATGAAAATTAATTATCAGTCCGATTTTAAGATCATAGAGAAGAACTTGAATGGGGATGTGAATACTCCCTTCCGGTTCACTTACCGTACAGTCCTGTCGGGATGTGTTGTTGCGGAGTTTGACGGGCACGGGTACAAGAACTGCCGTAGGCTTGATGATGGTAGTCTGCTGGTCATTTTTGACAGGCATGGACTCCGTCCCGGCACTCTGTCGGTCAAACGCGAATACTATCTTTCTGATGCTGATTTTGCCGATGGTATCTGCAATCTTGTATCGGTGGAGATTACAGGTGTTATCCTCGTTTCCGGCAAGACGGATGAGAGCACAGCGGAGATCATTCCCTATCCGGATTATGCCGCATACAATGCGGTGCAGAGCGTATCTCTGTCAGATCAGGAGTATGATGATGTGCTGAGTGATTTTAAGAGTTAATCAATAATTACATAAAATAACAACAGTCCAAGTTCCGGCGGAACTTAGGCTAAAAACAGGAGATATTATGGCAAAAATGCATAAACTGACGAAGGGCGGACAAACCATATTCCCAGCTACCATCTATGATGCGGTGGTCAATCCCCAAACACGCAAGAGCCTGACAGCGGAAATAGCTGAATTGGAAAGTTCCTTGAATGGTGGTGATACCGGATATATCAAGCTTAATATCCAATCGTGGGTAACAGGCCAGTGGACGGGAGAAGGATCATCATTGACTCATAATGATAACTCTTCTTATAAACGTAATACTGAGGTGAGTACTCTTATTAAAAGAGGCGCAGTTTTAACAATGTATGAAGCCTCCGGAAAACAAGTGAAAATGAATGGTTATGGTATTACATTCAAGTTCAGAGATTCCGCAAAAAACAAGGTAGAATGGAGATGGTATGAATCCGGTAATGGTATCCAGATTGGGAATACTGATGCTGTTGAGATTTATATGACTGTTGCATCATCCGGTATAGAGTCTTTGAACGGGTTTGTAATTAAGGGAGCTTATGTGAAAGGAGCCGGGGATAAAATCAGTGAGCTGACAGAAAATGTGGAATCTTTGGAACGATCTACGGCTGACAATATAGAACATATATCCAATCTTGACGAATCGGTTAATGGTGGCAATATTGGACGCATATATATTAATGAGAATGATCTGGTTACCGGACGTTGGACAGGTGAAGGGAAAAATCTGAAAGCAGATTCGATGGAGGGATATTTGCGAACGAAAGAAATATATGACATAAACTTGAAAGCCGGTGACTTGGTTTCTGTATATGACAAGACTGGAAAACAAGTGAAAGCCAACAGTCTCGGACTGAATATGAAGTTCAAAAACTCGACTAATACATCATCCATCATCTCCTATCAGGACAGCGGTACTTATTACAAGCTCAATGAGGATGCGACGCAGATGGCATTTTTTGGAACTTCGTCGGCCGTTGAAAAGATTACCGGTTACTTTTTCAAAGGATTTCGGGTTAAAGGCTTTGACGAAAAAATCAGTGATGTAGATGAGTCTATTCACAAACATATTAATGATGTAAAAATCACTGATTTTTATCATTCTCTTAAAATACTTTTCATCGGTTCTTCCTTTGGAGTTGACACGATTAATTACGTTGGAGATATAGCGCACAGTTATAATTTTAATATTGTTATCGGCAACCTTTATGTTGGCGCTTCTGGTATTAAGGATTATATAACATTTTATGAGTCCGACCGCAAAATATCCTACTATAAGTGGGGGTTGAATGCCACTGTCTGGGAGAATGGCACCAGTACGGTAAAAGAGGCTTTGTCCGACGAAGCGTGGGATTTTGTGATAATCCAAAACGGAGCATATCAATCCGCAGATGAGTCAACCTATTGGGATCAGGACGAGAAAGGGAATATTACCAAGAACTATGTGAGTCTGTTTGCTGACATCATTGATAGATGTTGCCTGTTCTCGCATCCTGTAATCTGTTTTAACATGACATGGGCGTACAGCGTATATCATACGCTCTCATCATCGCAAGGATCGAAGGACAAGTGGCTGAGTTTCGGTATTAATCAAAAGCAGAGGCAGCTGGGTATGTATACGGAATTGTGTCGCTTGGCTCAAAAGGTATTGCAACATTGCCCGGAAGTAAAATTCGTCATCCCTTCCGGAACAGCCGTACAAAATGCCAGAGGCACGTCTTTAAGGGCCGATACGACCATACAGGGAGTTGTGTCTCAATCCAATCCGGAAACGGGCACTCCTGTTACAACCGTAGTCCCAACCATAGAAGAGGCTGAATCAATGACTGACTTGAATCAGGCTGCGGTAGATTATCCATTCATGGCCGGTAAGGATAATAACTTCATGAACTGGCATTATGGTACAGATTTGAGCAGGGACTGTCTGCACATGACAGAAGGGATCGGAAGATATCTTGTAGGAGGAGCCTTATGGCAGATGATTGGTTATAAACTTAGTCACTTAAACTTCTTAGGAAATACATACCGGACGACTAAGGAAGACAAAACGAATTACAGAATCATAGCGGTTACTGACAGAAGAGCTAATATCGCTCAAAAGTGTGTGATTGCCGCATTGGATAACCCGTATGGGGTTTCAGACATTACGGAATAAAACATATACTTATGATACGAGAACTAATCATCAGAATAATGATCCATCTGTCCGTTGAAGTGCATCCGGATGCGGAATGGTTTTAAGCATAAGGGCTGACCTACACCAAGATCAGCCCTTACGTATTATAGTTATCGTTAGCGTTATTGTCGGCCAGACCTGAAAAATATACCAACGGACCAGCAGATTAAATCTTGTTGATCCGTTGGTAACAACTTAAACGACAAAAAGTGGAAAACTATACTTATTATTCATCATTTATATGGATTGCATCTAATTTAAAGGCATTCGTATTTTTTTTCATTTGGTACACTTTTATATCAGGATTTAGTTTTTTAGCAATCTTGATTAACCCACTTTCTTTTTCGTTAATGTTTACCCCTAAATATATGGATTCAAAACATTCTCCTCCAATTCTAGGAAAAGCTCTTACCTCTTTTCTGTCTATTAGATCACTTTTATTATTTGAGTCAGGTAACATAATCCATGGAAAAGGCTTGAAAATAAACATACGTGCTTCTTGTTCATGTTCCCAGACTTTAGCTTTTGTACACATTTGATAATGAAAGAAATCTTCTTCGTTTTGGAAGTAATCCGGTTTTTCAATAATATCACGATATTGGACTTCATGAGCATGTTTATCAACTATCAGTCCAAGTGATGCATCGAAATATTTAGCCACTTTCTCCATATTCAAGCCAATACAAACTCCTCTATGATTATTATAATAGGCCCACATCAATAACGAATCAAAGACTTTTGACAAGCAGCATACCCAGACGTCCTCCCGATTCCTTCTATATTGGTCAAATGCAAGAGATTCAATAATATCCGATGTCCATGTTTTACACCTTTCAGAAGGTACTTTAGAGAAGTCTATTAAATTTGGATCGCAGTCGAAAGGATCGTTGAATTGCATCGCATTAGTAAACTGGAGAGTTTTATTTGAAAGCATCATTTTTGCTCCTTCAATATCAAGATACTTGTAAAGAACGGAATTCTTTGTTCGGCTTCGGTCTGTATGTTGTTGATCTGATTTCATATTATCATTGTATACTAATTTATAACTATATTTATCCTCTTTTCTAAAAGAAGTTTTGAGATACAAAAGTACATCTTTATTTGAAAATTAATAAAGCATATAACAAATAATGAAATATGATCATAAAATTATATCTATTGGCATAAATGCTTTTAAAAAGCAACGACTATTTAAAGGATGACTCTCTTGAAGAGTGCCCCCTTTAACATTCTAGAACCATTCCGCATCCGGATACACTTCTACGGATAGATGGTTCATTATTCTGATGATTAGGTCTCGGATCATATTATATGTTTTGAGTGTTACTCTACTAATTCATTAAATCCAAATCTGTTAGACAAAGACAATTTGATAATTTTTCGTATCTTAATCCTTTGTTGATCATTTAATTCTTGCCAAGCATTATTAAATGGAGTTTTTTGTATACTTATATCTGGTTTCCACTCAACTTTATCAAATGAGATGCCATACATAGGTGAAATATAAGTTTCAAAGAAGGTTCCTCCTAATGCATAAATAGGCAAGCCATTATCAGGATGTAATTTATCAGAAGCTAAATCATTAGAGATGTTAATAGTAGGCTCTCTTCGTAAAGACCATATTGTTGCACCACCTGGTGAAACATTAAAAATGCCACTTAATGCCATAAATTTTTGCGTGTTGATATAGTTTTCTTGCTGCCACCGCTTCTGTCCATCTACAGTATTAGGATAGGGAGATAAATTACCATTTATCGCAGGAGTATACGAACTGTTAAATGCTATGACTGTATCATAATTACAGTTTCGCTTAACTATACTTACCAATTCCGACCAATAAGGGGCCCATTCTTCATCCCATTTTATAGACTGATATGCTCCCTGCTGAAATTCTATTATATCCCAATTTTCATTTAGTGCATCTTTAAAATTTGCAGTAGTCTGCTCCCAATCTGAGCCATTTGTTGATTTCCAGCAGTCTACGGATTCATTATTATTATATCTATCTATCCATTGAGAAAAATAAGCTCCTCCTGTATAGAACCCTGTTATTTCTGCTTCAATCCCTGCTGATTTTATAATTTTATTCAGATACCACCATGTGCACATGTTCCATGACGACCCAAAGCATAATAATCTTAACTTATGCGCACTGTCACGCCGGACTATTGGATTATTGAAAATTTGTGGAACAACATTATCAACCGAATCCAGTATAACCCATTTGCCATTGTTTCTAACATAGCTCTTTCCGTCCTTGGGTGCATCTTCAATATAATTCCCATTAGTACCAACATTATATAATGTACCTGTCTTCTTTAAAATCATGGGCTGCAATTTCTGAGAGTTGACGGAGCTTAATATAGTACCGCTAATTGGCATTAATAATATAGTATTTACAACTATATTAATGTAGAAGGCTGGCTCACTAGAATCACCTAACTTCACCGAAGCTCTGAAATGTTCTATTTCCCCTTTATAACGCGGTCCTCTATATTGAAAGTTATATTTATTATTATATGTTTCTTCTGTTGTTTCTCTGAAATATATAATAATTCGTGCATCATTATCTTCCCCAAAACCATAGCCATTATAAGCCCTTAATTGTGGCTGCCGACTGTCCCACCAAGTCGGTTTACCATTCGGAAATTCAAACCATATATCCTTTAGCGTTTTACCGATTAAACTTAAATCCACGTCTATATCTGAAAGTTTACCGTTGAACTTATCGAACCAAGACAATGTAGATGGAAATTCTTCAAGAAGTCTAACTCTGTCACCTAAATTTTCTTTTTCCCCGGACGCACCAATATCAGTCCAATTGGAAGTATCTGTCCAATTTGCAACAGAGCTGCCTATAAATTGTTCCGTAACACTTTCTTTTTCAGATATTTTATATATTATAATCAGCCCTATTTTCCTTATGTCAACAGGCACTGCTTTACGGGCTGTTGTTGATGTGTAATATGATCCGGACAATGGTATGAAGTAATCTAAATTATATACACTTTCACCTTTTCTTAATTGTTCTATATCTCTTCTTAACGGCGTAAATGTAAAGACATTAAAATAATTGTTGCCATTGGCAAGATAGCAGAAAGAAACAAAACCATCTTGGGCAAAAGTATAATATATTTCTTTTTCATTAATTGTTTCTATTACGGAACCACTTGAATTATATATGACGCAAGCACTAACCCCTACAGCGGATGGAATATTGCTAAAATTTGCCCTAAAATGATCACCCTTTATTATTGGTATTTTAAAATATGTATTCCATCCACCTGCGTCCTTTAAAGTCCCATTTGAATACAAGCTTTTATTTGTAGCAATATATTTATCGAATAGCGTGATTTCTCTTGCTTGTCTTTCCAACTCGGATATTTCCGTAGCCAGACTCTTACGCGTTTTGGAATTGACTACCGCATCATAAATAGTAGCTGGGAATATGGTTTGACCACCCTTGGTTAACTTGTGCATTTTTGCCATAATATCTCCTGTTTTTAGCCTAAGTTCCGCCGGAACTTGGATGATAAGCTGAATATCAATTGATAATATCATTTTATTGAATAGTGGTAGATATTCAGTAGAAATAAGTGTTTGTATGTTAATATTTCTACTAGATTTCTACTATTGGGTTTAGCAGAAAGCTTTATAATTAATTTTTCTTGTCTTTTTTATTGTCATATCGTGGCAATGGATTTAAGTAATTCTGCAACAATGACGTAAGTAAATAGACATATCTTTGGAACAATATATTTTATAATCAAGACAAAGTAATGAAAGACGTAATTTACAATTTTATCAACGAGCACATGATGATACACATTGTACTGATAGCCTTGTGTATCGCAGCCACTATCGGCGCAATGTTCGTGGATCTGGTCTCAGGAATAATGAAGGCCAAACAACGCGGGGAGGCAAGAACATCCACGGGGTATAAGAAAACAGCCATCAAGGCGAAGAAGTATTTCACTCCATTTATAGAGTTGTGCTTCATTGATCTGTTATGCTGTGTGGTTATCCCCTTTCCTGTTTTTTCAATGATTTGGACGGGTTACTGCATTTTCTGTGAGTTTAAATCAGTTCGTGAAAAATCATGGGAAAAAGCGGAGTTGCGCAAAGCAGAAAAGACAATGAGTGTGATCATCGAGAACAAGGATGATATTGCCAAGATCATGGCTCAGATACTATTTGACAACGAAAATAAAAAGGAGGATAAGAAATGAAGTTTTTTACGATTGCGGAACTCTGCAAGTCAACAACTGCTGACCGCTTGGGTATCAATAACAGATGCAGACAGGAGCATGTGACTGCTCTGACTGCCTTGGTGGATAACGTACTGGACCCGTTACGCACATGGTGGGGAAAGCCTATAACAGTAAACAGTGGCTATCGCTGTCCGGAACTTAATGCAGCTGTCAAGGGAAGCAAAACCTCGCAGCACATGAAGGGGGAAGCTGCTGATATTGACACTGGGGACAGACTGCAAAACAAGTTGTTGTTTGAGTATATCCGAAAGAACCTACCCTTTGATCAGTTGATTGATGAGTCTGATTTTGCATGGGTTCATGTCAGTTACCGGGCTGATGGGAATAACAGGATGCAAGTTCTTAAGTTGTAGACTATGTTGGCTAAGGTTATGAACTGGGTAAGCCGGCATATTTTGCTGGCTCCCTTTATGTGTCTGTTCCTGCTGTTTGCCTGTGGCAGCTCGCATAAGGCTGTCAAGTCAGACACTAAGATTATACAGAAAGATAGTACACGTGAATCTGTCAACATCGTACACGGATCAAGTACGTCTTTGAGCGAACTCATTACCACTAATGGCAACTATGTGATTGATTTCCGTATCTATGATACCCGAAAACCGCCCGACAGTCTGACCGGGAAACCTCCGTTATTGGCTGACGGTCATGTGGAAAGTGATTTCAATAAGAATGAAAAGAAGGAAACTGTAGTCAATGACAGTACGGAGGTAAAAGCTGATAAGGAAGCCACTTCCACCAAACATGAGGAAACTAAGACTGAAGAGGTAAAGGATAAAAAAGAATCCACGCTGCCTGAACAAATCAGTTTTGCCTGTGTTTGTGTAACCGTTTTGATTGTCGTCATGTTGGTGGTACGGAAACATTGGGGTAACAGACAATCTTCATCATAAGACTTTAAATTTATAAATTGGACTGCCCCGGCTTGCATAAGTCGGGGCATTATTGTAAGTTTGTACTGCTAACTTGAAAATAAACACTATGAATGTAGAAGATGATACCTTAGTCATTGTTAGAGGCATAAATGATGACTTTTTTAAAGAGAACTTTGGTAATTTATGCATTAGTTTTGGTGGAGATTCACGTGCTGTTCCTGTTAAGGATGCCTATTATGTCGGTTTATATTTAGGTGCACCTGATTCAGCAATAACCCATATTGGAATAGTTGAAAAAATAGAACGTGGTGATACGCCTTTATATGCCGATTTTTATTTGAAAGCAGTAATTCGGTTAAATCATCCGGTTGACCCGGGGCACCAGATAAGGAAGCATGAATATTGGGACTTGTCCGATTTTAAATTAGAACCAGCACTTATGGAAATATTGAAAGTAACATTACTCAATATTAAGGTCTGAAACTTTTGCAGTCAGAGTACCTTGTATGCCGGATAAATCTTTTTATTAAAACCGAATTTTATCTATCGCTATCCTTTGGGGTTGAGTATTTTACGAAAAACTAAATATTTACTTTATAAAAGAGAATATCTATGGATGAAAATTTAAAAAAATTTATAGATCAATCCATTAAAAGTCTGGAATTTATAAAAAATCATGGAGCAAAAGAATATAGTTATGATTTTGATTGTTCTGAATTAGATAATCAGTATCTGACTGTAGACATCACCAAGTCAGAAGCGTACAAGAAAAAATTTGATTCTCTAAAGGAGATTAAAGGACCTGCTGTTTATTGGTTTGAAATAACTTCTAATACTAACCAGTCAGACCTTGTCAATGCACTGGAGGACTATTCTAGAAAAGATAACCATAGGGCTGTTCCGGTTATAAAAAAAACATATTGTGCTACAAGCAATTATTTATATGTCGGAAAGGTCAAAAAGAATTTCTATAGCAGGATTGTTCAACATTTAGGGTACTTTAAAACAGCTGCTACTCAGGGATTACAACTTTGTCATTGGGGGAATAATTTATCACTTAAATTAAAACTTCATGTAATTGAATTCAATCGTGATATGGAAGATATGATGCCTGCAATAGAGCAGCATTTTGCTCAAGTTTTAAAGCCATTGGTAGGCAAACATATATAACATAAATAAATTTAAACAGCTTAGGATAGATAATAAATAATTGTTTCTTTATTTACAGAAAATTTTATTATGATAAAAGACGAATATACAATTGAGAATGATTATCCTTTAATGGAATCTATAAATCATTATGCAAAGATTTCAAATAATGACGATTATAGATATAAGTTTATAGAAATCATGAAACGAATAGAAGCGGAAGATGTTGTTTTTCTTTCGGATTTATTGTTATTGGAAACAGAATTCAAATGCCCTATTAGAGTACAACTAGTGAAAGGTTCCGTTTTTTATTTAAGAGAACAGATAAGTCGGATTTCGGAAGTAAACCGCTTTTTAGGAAGAAGAATTGGAAAAAATAGAGACAGGAAGTTGGATTTTAATCATCTCCGAAATGCCATTAATGCAACTTGGTAAGATAAAAAACTAAGGCAGCCGAATAAGCTGCCTTTGACTTTTTGAACAAATTATATATTCAACTGGAGAAAGAATAGAATTTTGCGTATTTTTGCCCTGTGATTTTGGAGTAGAGCTAATCTCATAATAAAAGTTTGGGAGGGGTGTCGTAATGCACGATGCCCCTCTTTTTTTGTAATACGTAATAATGTGACAACAAATATTTTTAGAAATAGGCAAATCCATTAGTATTTTGTTCAATAAAATGTGAAGTAGATTGTCAAAAACGAAACTAATCTGAACCGTTCCGGCTTGTGATAAGTAGGGACGGTTTTATTGTAGAATCGAATAAAAACCTTATCTTTGCATTGCGTTACATTTTGAAGTGATCGAGGCGTTGTCTCGTATTGAGCTACAGACGATTATTATTGCCTGTAGCTTCTTCATATACGGTTCTGACCCCCGTGTGGAATATTAATGTATCCACTGTTTCGATCACGGAATGTAACGCAACGGGAAAGCGGAACCGTTTTCTTTTTCTGCTGCTAACGCAATTCTCATATGTCAAAATTCCCCCCCCCAACCACTTATCAGCTATCCAAAAAGTTTATAGGCTATGGACACTATGAACTTACAATTTCTTCCTCTGAGGGCACAAAAACGATTGTCACAGGGAGTATGGACTTGATAGAACGGCTAAACTCAGAGATAGACAAAGAAAAAGAGGAAGCG